CTCGTCGGCACCGTGGTGCTGATCGCGTCATGACCTGCGACAACTGCGGCCTGGACTTCGACCCGATCGCCACGAGATGGCTGTGCCCGCACTGTCACTTCAAGGCGAACTGCTGCGACGGCGCACCCCTCCCGGCGGCCTAGACTGAGCCTCGACCCGGGTGGTCGGACTCAGGAGGACGGACGTGACGAGGCTCATCACGCACGGGAAGACCGAAGGCGATCGGCTGCGCGAGGGCGAGCAGATCCTGAGCGATCGCGTCAACGGGATGCCTGTCTCCCAGATGATGGAGAAGTACGGGCTCGGCCGCAGCACGATCTACGAGCGCATCGAGCAGGCGACGATGGCGCGGGTCATCCCGACCGTCGACAAGTACCGCGAGATGATGAATGCGGCCTACGACGAGCAGGTCACCCGGGCGAACCAGAACATCGAGGGCTGCCTGCGCCTGATCGAGATGGTCAGCCTCGGCAGCGACCCCGCCGCGGTGGAGCGGGCGCTGGCCGCCCACGTCCGCGCCGTCGAACTGCTGAACCGGACCCGGGAGGCGCAGCGCAAACTCAACGGGCTCGACCTGCCACAGCGCGTCGACGTCACGGTCACCGTGCAGGACGAGACAGACCGGGCGATCGCCGACCTGAACGCGAGGTTGGCCGGTGAGCCGGCGGCTCACTGAGGCGAGGGCGCTGGTACTCGAGGTCAACCGGGTCACCGCCGAGGCCGGGTACTCCGCCGAGATCAACAGCGCCTTCCGCCGGGAGAAGTACCGCGACGACCCGCTCGCGTGGGCGCTGTGCTATCTGCCGCACCACCTCTCGCTCGAGGACGGGACGATCAGCCTGTCGACGATCCACGAGGCGTGGCTGGACGAGGCGATGGAGTGGGGCACCAGCCCCGACCGCGACATCTACGTGGCACCGCGAGGTACCGGCAAGTCGACGTGGTTCTTCCTCGTCATCCCGATGTGGGCGGCGGCGACCGGTCGCATCAAGTTCGCTGCCGCCTTCGCCGACTCCGCCACCCAGGCCGAGGGTCACCTCTCCACGTTCCGGACCGAGCTGGAGCGCAACGTGCTGCTGCGCGCCGACTACCCCGACCTGTGCCGGCCGGCGCGGCGCCAGACCGGCGCCACGATGGCCGACAACCGCGGCATGGTTCACGCCAAGTCTGGCTTCGCCTTTGCTGCCCGGGGTATCGACAGCGGGACCTTGGGCCTCAAGGTCGGGGACCAACGTCCCGACCTGATCCTGATGGACGACATCGAGCCCGGGGAGTCGTCGTACTCAGAGTTTCAGGTGGAGAAGCGGCTGAGCACCGTGACCGACGTGATCCTGCCGATGGGCTCGGCCACCGCCCGCGCGGTGGTGGTTGGCACAGCGACGATGCGCGGGTCGCTGATCCATCAGGCGGTGATGCACGACGCCGAGCCGAGGGACTGGATCAAGGACGAGGGCTTCACCATCCACCACAGCCTGCCCTTCGACGCCGACGGTGAGTCCGTGTGGCCGGAGCGCTGGCCCACCGACTGGCTGAAGGGGCAGGTCGGGCAGCGCTCCTTCGCCAAGAACTTCCTGAACCAGCCCGTCACCCTCGACGGTGAGTACTGGACCGAGGAGGACTACGCCTACGGTGACCTGCCCAGCGTGAGTCGCCGCGTCATCGCCGTCGACCCCGCGGTGACCACGAAGCGCTCCTCGGACGAGACTGGGATCGCCGTCGTCGGCTACTCGAGCGCCGCCCGCAAGGCCGTCGTCAACGAGGCGGTCGGCTACCGACTGAAGGGCGAGCCGCTGCGTCAGCGTCTCCTCGACCTCCTCGCCCGTTACCCTGATGTGGCAGAGATCCTGTGGGAGCGCAACGCCGGCGGCGAGATGATGGCCGGAAGCGTCCTGCACGACATGCCGGTCCGGGTGACCACCGTCCACAACTCGGAGAAGAAGGAAGTCAGGATGGAACGGGCGCTGTCGTACTACCGCCGCGGTGCCGTCCTCCACGCCCGACCTCTCCCCGCGCTGGAGGCGCAGCAGCAGGAGTTCCCGAAGGGGCTCCACGACGACGTGGGGGACGCGGTCAGCATCGCCCTCGACCACCTCGCGGCGCCGGGCAAGAAGCCCCTTCGCGCCGCCTCCCGCTAGGAGGGCCAGATGCCCACTCCCGACCACGTGACCAAGGCGCTTGATGCGCTGACATTGGCACAGCCCCGCTACGAGACCGCTGAGTCCTACTACCTCGGCCTCATCGACGAGGTCTTCTCCAGCCAGAAACTGCGCGACATCATCGGCCCCACCGGCTACCGATACCGGGTGAACTTCGCGCGCACCCCCGTCGACGTTCTCCTCGAGCGCACCACGATGAACGCCATCACCTGCTCCGACGCCGGCGCCCTTGCCACCCTCAACACCGTCTGGGACGCGAACGAGTTGGGGCTGGAGGCCAAGGATCTGCACCGCCAGACCTACGAGTTCGGCGATAGCTACCTCATCGCTTGGCCTTCGGACGAGATCGAGGGCGGGGTCGAGGCGTACGCCCATGACCCGATGAACGTCCGGGTCTTCTACGACCCCCAGCAGCCGCGGCGCAAGAGCCACGCCGTCCACACGTGGGTCGAGCCCGGATCTGAGGCGAACGGCCTCGGCGAGGGGATCTGGCAGCGGGTCGCCATCTACTGGCCCGACTACGCCGAGCAGTGGGTCAGCCGTGAGCGGATCGACTCCGGCACCGTTCTCGGGCAGGCCAGCGTGCTGATGGGCACCGAGCAGGAGTACGTGCCGTACGTCGTGGACGGCGCCAACGAGGACGGCACCATCGAGAACCCGGTGCCCGGGATCATCCCCGTCTTCCACTTCCGCACCGGTCGGCCCTACGGCCGACCCGAGCACGCCGACGCCTACGGACCGCAGGACATGATCAACAAGCTGAACATCACCATGATGACCAGCGTCGACTTCGCGGGGTTCCCGCAGCGGTACGTCCTCACCGACTCAGCGCTGCAGCCGGACGCTCTCGAGGACAACTTCGGCCCGCCCCCCGATGGCGCGATCCACTCCACCGAGCAGCAGGATCTTCCCGGAGTCAGTCAGGACTCCAGCCTGCGTGCCGGCCCCGGGGAGACGTGGTTCCTGTCCGGCGCCCGGCTGAGCGTCGGCCAGTTCCAAGTCTCCGAGACCCAGAACTTCCTCAACGCCACCGAGTCCCTGATCAAGCAGATGGCCTCGGTGACCGACGTGCCCGGGTACTACTTCGACCGCTCGGGGCAGATGCCCAGCGGTGAGTCGTTCCGTCGCGCCGAGGCGCCGCTGAACAAGAAGTTGGACGACCGCCTGGCCATGCTCGGAGTGACGTGGCACGAGTTCTTCGACTACGCGCTGGCCGTCAACGGGCAGTCGGCCCCCGACGCCTTTCTGACCTTCGATCCGCCGGAGGTCTACAGCGACAAGGAGTCGTGGGACACCGCCGTCGTGCAGCAGTCGGCCGGCGTCTCGCAGGAGCAGACGCTGCGTGAGCGCGGGTACTCGGACGAAATGATCGCATCGTTCGCGGCTACGTCTGGTCAAGCAGAGGTATCCTTGAACCATGCCGATACCCCGTCTGATTCAGTCACGTGACGAGTGGAAGGCGTGGGTCGAGGCCCGCGTCACCGTGGAGCAGAGGTCCGAGTACGTCGACACGCCGTGCTGGATCTTCCCTCACGCCATCAGCAAGAAAACTGGCTACACCCGGTTCAAGGTCGACGGGGTGCGGGACTACGCCCATCGTCAGGCGTACCGGCTCTGGCACGGGCCGATCCCCCCGACCTACGAGGTCGACCACCTGTGCTTCGTGCGCAACTGCGTCAACCCCGCGCACCTCGACGCCTGCACCCATGCTGAGAACACGGGGCGGATGGCCAAGCGTCGCCGGACCACGACTCACTGCCCCGCGGGACATCTGCGTGAGGGGAACATCAACGTGTACGGGCACTGCAAGATCTGCCACCGGGATCGCGAGCGTGCTCGCTATCATGCCAAGAAGGCCCGGTAGCGAGGAGCAGATCGTCGACTTCATCCGGGCTGCTGGAATCGTGGCCGCAACTCCTGCATCTCAGGCCCCACCGCCTGCGGTACCCTGACCGTGACTCGATGTCGCACGTTCCATGAGAGGTCTCGATGACCCAGCAAGTAGCAGAGTCCGGCGCTGACGCAGCCGTTGCCGACGCCCTCGGGGTAGGAACCCCGCCGGCCGAGGCCGAGGAGTCGGAGCAGGAGCAGGCTCAGGTAGCCGAAGATGTCCCCCTTGAGGATCTGCCGGATGCGTGGCAGGAGGAGGTTCGCCGCCTCCGCCGCGAGAACGCTCAGCAGCGAGTCGCCAGGCGCGACGCTCAGCGCTCATCCAGCCAGCAGGTGGGGGACGGAGAGGACAAGGCCCCGAGCGCTCAGGCGATCAGGGCAGCGGAGGAGCGTGGCCGCAAGGCTGCGAACCTCGAGAACGGAGTGCGGCTCGCAGGAGCCGAGGTGCGTGCGGCGCTTGCGGGCTCGCTCACCGAGGAGCAGATCGAGGACGTCATCGACGACCTCAACCTCTCCCGCTACGTCCTCGATGACGGTGACGTGGATCGTGAAGCCGTCAAGCACCTCCGCGACAAGTTCGTCTCCATCCTCGGCAAGAAGCCCACTGCACGTCCGGGCCACGGCCAGCGTCAGGGCGCACCGACGAAGAAGTCGAATGCGGACCTGTTCGGGGAGTGGCTGAACGGGCAGTAGGGACACCTACTGAGCCGCAGGAGCGGCGGAATGGAGGGCGGCCCCGATGGCTGCTGTCGACATCAACAGGGGGACCACGGGCGTCAGCCTGCCGGCCTCCGTCTCCAGCGAGATCTGGGGAGCCACGGTCGAGGCGTCGACCATCATGCAGGTCGCACGCCAGATCAGCCTTCCGGGCAACGGCGTGACCATCCCGATGGTGACCGGCGAGGCCACCGCCGACTGGGTCGCTGAGTCCGAGGAGAAGCCGGTCTCCCGCCCGACCGTCAGCTCGAAGGCGATGACCGCCTACAAGATCGCCGTGATCGTGCCGTTCTCGAACGAGTTCAAGCGCGATGTCGGCACCCTCTACGCCGAGCTGGTGCGCCGTCTCCCGGCCGCCCTCGCCACCAAGTTCGACAACACCGTCTACGGCGGCGACTCCGCCCCGGGTGCGAACTTCGACACCCTCGCCTCCGCGCCGACGCTCACCGTCGACGCCACCTCCACGTTCGCCGACCTCATCGCGGTCGTGAACGCGCTCGGCGCGCAGGGCGTGGACCTGTCCGCGTGGATCGCCAACCCCAGCCTCTACGGGCTGCTGCTCGGCACCACCAACACCCTCGGCCAGCAGATCTTCGTGCCCGGTGGCGCGTCGACCCGCAACGTCGGCAACGTGCTCGGCTCGCCGGTCTACAAGACCCGCACCGCGCTGCCCACCGGCGCCGGCGCCACCGCCGACAAGATCGGCTTTGCGGGCGACTTCGCCGGGTCCGCCGTCTGGGGCTCCGTGCAGGGCGTGCAGGTCAGCCAGTCGGATCAGGCGACCATCCAGGATGGTGCGACCAGCGTGAACCTCTGGCAGCGCAACATGTTCGCCGTCCGGGCGGAGGTCGAGGTCGGGTTCCGGTTCCGCGACGTCAACCACTTCGTCTCGATCAACGACGGCACCGCGGACTGATCTCCGATGGCCGTGCAGCTCAAGGTCCCCTTCTCGGAGCGGACCATCGAGGTAGCCGACGAGGACGCCGACCGCTGGCGTTCCGTCGGCTACCGAGACGTGAAGAAGGCCCCGGCAGAGAAGCCGGCGGCCAAGACGACCACGGCGAAGGGAAAGTCTGATGGCTGACAACGTGCTGGTACGACACCCGGTGACGGGGGCGACCCAGAGCGTCCTGCCCGGCGACGTGAAGAAGTTGGTCGAGGCGGGCTGGGAGGACACCACCCCCTACGTCCGCAAGGCCAAGGCCGCCAAGAAGCCCGAGCCCGAGCCTCAGCCGGGACCTCAGCCCGGACTTCAGCCCGGACCCGAGAAGCCCAAGGGTGGGGGCTCCGATGGCTGAGACCCTGCTCTTCGAGTTGACGCTGGAGGCCGAGGCCGAGGTCGTCCGCGCCTGCTGCGGCGAGGCTCACGAGTTCGGGGAGTGCCCGAACGCCGACCAGAACAAGGAGGGCTGAGCCATGGCTGTCGGCCTCAGCGCTGCAAACCTCGCCAACCCGTGGCTCGACGTCCTGCGCCTGCAGGGCATCACCGCCAAGTCCATCGTCGCCGTCAAGCTCCACACCGGCGACCCAGGCTCGGCGGGTACCACGGCCGCGTCCGGAAACACCACCCGATCCACGATCACCTTCGCGGCTGCGGCGTCCGGGGCCATCGCCTCGAACAACGTACCGTCGTGGTCGTCGTGGCCGGTCGGTCAGAACGGCGAGGTCATCACCCACATCTCGCTGTGGGACAACGCGACGGCGGGCAACTTCCTGCTCTCCATCGCGCTGACCGCCAGCAAGACCATGGGCACCGGTGACACGCTCAACCTCACCTCGGGTGGCACCACGGTCACCCTCACCCCGATCGCAGCCTGATGAACGGGTCGGTGATCTGGACGATCGTCGGCATCCTGCTGATCGTCGTCCTCATCCTGTTCCTGCTGGGTCGGGCGTAGGAGAAGAGACTCGAGTACCCCTGCCGTGCGCGAGGCGGCAGGGGTCTCGTCTTCCTAGGAGGTGACGCATGGCCACGGTGACCCACCGGATCAGTACGGCGGCCACGACCAACGTCTCCTCCTACGCCAGCGGCGCCTTCACCCCCGCCGTTGGTGATCTCCTCGTCGCCTTCGTGGTCAGCACGGACACGGTGGCTGCCGGCACGATGACCGGCACTGGAGCGGGCCAGTCGTTCACAAAGGTCGGCTCCTACACGAAGGCCGCCACCGCGGCCGGCACGATCTACTGCTTCGTCTCGAACATCCTGACCACGGTCGCCGCCTCCCAGACGGTGACCTTCGACTGCACCGGCGACGCCGCGACCGGCGCCGTGATTCAGGTCTTCAGCATCTCGGGCATGACCCGCACTGCCCTGAACGGCGCGGTGCGCCAGTTCAACGGCGTCAGCAACCAAGCAGCCGGCACTCCTGCCCCTGCGTTCTCGAGCGCGGCCCTGACCGGGAACGTCTGCGCGGGCGTGGTCGGCAACGCGACCAACCCCGCGACGATGACCGCTCCCGGGTCGTGGACCGAGGGCAACGACACCGGCTACGCCACGCCGACCACGGGCGCCGAGTACATCTACCGGAACTCCGGCTTCACCGGCACCACCGTCACGTGGGGCTCGGCCAGCGCCACCGGCTACGGCGCGATGATCGTCGAGTTCGACACCACCGCCGCCCCGAAGATGGCGACGCTGGTCGACGACTTCAACGCCGGTGCCCTCGACACCACGTTGTGGACCGACGACGGCGTGTCGGTCTCGCAGTCGGGCGGCGCTGCGCACATCAACGCCGACGACTACGGCCGCACCGGCTTCTGGTCGGACAACTTCTACGACCTGACCAACTCCGAGATCGTCGTCGAGATCCCCGCGTTGCCCACCACCGACGTCGGTGACGGTCCCTTCTTCGGCATCACGCTGTCGGCCGGCCCGACCAACGACCCGGTCAACGAGCGGCTGAAGTGGTTCTGGTTTC